GCCAAGTTCATTTTTCTTTTTTGAATGAGAGCCATAATATAAACTGAAACGGCGATGTCCATAAAATCATCGAGATCGACGTCCCAGCGTTCATCGATGACAACGGCTCCGAGTTTCACCGCGCGAAGTTCAGATCGGGCGTATGCGAGGGCTATTTCAGGACTAAAACTCTTTTCAACTCGTGCGGATAAATAATAATAAAGTTTCGATACTTTGTCACGATCGGTGTGAATAAATTTTATTGGATGTTTGGGACAAAAATTATGTTTTGCAAGATCCATGATGTTCGGAACGCGAACGGCGTTTGAAAAAGCGCCAGGAATGATCTGCATGATACGACCTCCGTTGTTGGTTCTAGTGATCGAAAGTTCAAAGTGTGTACCCCAATGTTTGGTTTTCTCAACCAACACATTAAAACCATATGGGGTCTCAAAGCCCCCGACAAGGAGGTAGTTCATCCATGTGTCGAAATCGTGATCATAGACGAAAGAAGCGTCATTAAGCCAAGCAAATTTAATACGTTTTTGTCCTTTATGTTTATAGGTGATATGACGGACTTGATTCCGTAGGTCTGTATACTTATCGACTTGGAGCGCAGCAATCGGGAAATGCATCCAGGCTTTAATAATATGCAAACCATGACGTTCCATACCTGTGGCAAGGGCGGCAAAATTAATGTCGTATAAAGAATGAACGGCAATGGCCACCGGGGCTTGGAATTCACAATTTTCAAAGCCGTTGACACAAAATTTTCTCGAATTAAGACCAGAAGCGAGCAATTGAACGGAATCATAAAAATCAAGAGCTTTAGGGTCATTACGTTGGAGTGTGCGGATTTTCGAGGAGGACGCAGCGACTCTAAATCGACTGTCATCACGTGGGGCACCGTAGAGGCAGCAGCCATGGGACTCGGGATTTTTGCCATACTTACTAAAGGTCAAGATATTCGGACCTATTTCGATAAAATTTCGTTGTTTAATGGCATACTTAGAAGCGAAATTTGAAGCGACGCGAAGATGGGTGGCACCTAGAGGATGATCGGTTGGAGCATTCGTACCAAGATTGAAACGAAGTGGAGCATAAAGTTGTTCACAATATGCCAAAACGTCAGGAGGTAGAGCGAAGTCCAGCTTAAAAGCGGCAGCAGTTAACCTTTGGAGGTAATTGTTGTCGACCGACTCTAGGAATTCGGTGTTCGAACGACTATTCAGATCCATAGTAACTGGAGTTCAGGCTATGAGATGTTAATAGATGTCGTTGACACGGAAGAGGAGATAAGTTTATCAAAAACTGCAAAGTTTACAAAAGTAAAAAGG